TTCCAGAACAAGAATTAATTATTGATGATAAATTAGTGTTAGAATATGAATGTGAACTAAAATTACATAAAAATATGTTTGAAAATAACATTAATTTGTATTGTGTTTTATATCAAAATCATAATAAAATAAGTAGAGAAACAAACACTTCATTAAACATGATGCAACTAGACATAATGATGGGAGACATTTCTTCTTATAAATTAAAGCAAAACGGTTTAAATGTTTCAAACGGAAAATTAAATGATTTAACAGCAATCAAAAAAGTTTTTGGAGCGGCAGAGCAGATAAATAAGCTTTATGAAAAAATAAATTTTGACAAAGCTAAAAAGGCCATATTAAAGCAAGAAGATTTTAATTCAACGCAAAAATATTTTATTCAACCATTTTTTTCAAAAAATGAAAATAGTTTAGAATTTGTTTTTATGTTTGATTATGAAAAGATACTAAGTGACATACGTAATTTTAAAAAAATATATTCTCACTTCGACAATAGCGTAGTTCCAGCCAATATAAGCGAAGAAATACAGAAAATATATAATGCAACTTCTGAAATATGCAGCGTTAATATTATGAGAAGACTTACTAATAGTAAGAATCAAATTATTGAAGAAAAAAATATTGTTTCTGCTGCTGAAAAACAGGAAAATATATCCGGCGATCATCCCGATAATGGTTGTTCTATAAGAGAAAGTATTAAAACTAGTAAGTATCGAGTAATAGAAGTTAGTGATCCTGACGTATTGAAGTTTAAAAAATCAAATATTCAGTATGGAGTTAGCATCCTGCTTCAAGATAAATACAGATATTTTATAGATTCCCTTAGAGACACTTTATTTGTTGAATTAAATATTTTTAAGCAATATGTTAACGAAACAAATAATAGAAAAAATTATAATGTTTCTACAGATTCTTTTAATGAGCAGTTTATAAATGAAACATATCAGCTACAATACAGACAAAAAGTTGAAAAATCACTGTCAACTCTATTAGCTGCATTAAAAATACTAAATTTCGTAGAAGGCGAAGATGATTTTATAGAAAATAGCATTAATATGATAAACCCAGGGTCTACAGATAAGAGAATATTAAATTCTTTTTTGAAGTTTTATCTAAAAATAGTTCAATACATTGATACCACTATTAAATCTTATAACTATAGTAATCAAACAAAAGTAAATATTTGGTTTAAAGAAGTTATTCAACCTTCATTTCTAAAAAAATATGGTTACAGGTATTTCTTTAGGAAAGAAAGTAATAAAAAATTTATGTTAGATGTAAATTACATAGAATTGATGAATAAGGTAAATTCTGATAAAACTGCATATGCATATTCTGGGGAAAATGTTTTTCAAGAAATCTCTGTATCACCTTGTATGGTGCAAATAGCGGGAGTAGATAAAATATTTGATATAGTCGATAATAAAAGAATTTATATGTCAATTCGAAATAATATTCCTCTAGAAGAATATTTTAATATGGAATTGTCGATAAAACAATTTTTATCTGGTAATGATAGAATTGTAAGCAATAAAGACATATATGTAACTTCTACTAATTTTTTAGGTGTAAGTTCACCAAATATTATGTATAATAAATACGATAATTCAGACGATGCATTATCTGATTTAGAAAATTATTCAAAAACAATGCCCGGCGTGAACGAACAAGCGTTTTTGATGTCTCTTTTAAAACAAAATTTAGTCAGTGAATTTGGGATAATCAACACATCGTTTATATCTGGTAAAGAAAAACCATTTCAATTATCAGATTCTAAAAATATTGCATCTAAAATAAATAATAGCATGGAAGAAAGTTCTAAATTTTTAATTAATTACAATACAATATGTAAAATTTTATTTTTTGACGATGACGGTATGTGGAAAATTTTAACAGAAAACATTATTAATGATAAAAACAATAAAATTTTATGCAAAATTAATCTTTATCAAAACTCCTACGAATCCAATCAATTTCATCAAATAAAACTACCTTTTTTTGATGAATATTTTTTTCTAAGCTTTGAAGAAACGGATGCTGTTCTGTCAAGTGGATTAACGCAAACCACCTCAGTACTACCTACTAGTAAACCAGTGGATACATATCCTAATATATATATTAAAAAAATATCTGGGTATTACGAAACAGCCTATTCTGGTTCAAATTCTTCTAAGACTTCGAGTGCTTCGAACATGTATAATTCACAGAGTAACAATGATGAACTTTCAATGGCCCGAAATCGTGATCGTCAACGAGCAGCGCAAAATTATAATCTTAACACAAGCAGAGGATAAATATGAATAAGATAAAAGTGATTGAAACTGAAAATTATATTATCTCGATTCCTCAGCATGTTGAATCAAAATACGAAATTAATGATTATAAAGGTGATCATTCAATTAAAAAGATGACAGTTAGTTTTGTATATAACAAATATATCGAAGAGTATGAAAATGGTATATTAGCTTCCAACTCTAATGATATTTTTTTAATTGATTATTATGAACTAAAAAAAAATAGAGACAAGTTAGATATAGAAAATTATTATAAAAAATATGATTTTTCTAATGTGGAAAATACTGTTACATACTATGGTAGTGAATTTTTTACAAGAGAAAAAGAATTTGCTTTAGAAAAAGATAGTCTGCCTTTTTATTGCACTGTTGAATTAGACGAGATAACTGGTAGTGGCGTCTTTGATTCAATTTTTGATATTGACACAAAAAGTGCAATTTTAATAAGACACGGAGGTAACAATCAAGAAATAAACATCGTAGATTTTTTTATTGATAAACCGGAAAAACTACAAAAATTAATAAATCTTTCTAAGGGAGCCGGTATCAATAAGCACTGTATTCTTGGATACAGAATTACAAAGTATTTAAATCAAAATAAAACCGAGTATTCGAACGATATTTTTATACCTAGTGGTCATTCTAAAAGTTTAAAATTTGTAGATACAAGAATAGTACCAGGGCAATTATACAGATATAACGTTAATATAATTTATCTAGTTATATCTACTGATGGTAAGTTTCAAATAGGCAGTATTGAGGATACTGAATTTTCCGGTAGGTTATTGTCTTTTCCACCAATGCCACCACAGGTTGATATAATTCCATATATAAATGAACCAAAAAAAGTTAAAATATTGTTTAATAAACAAGTTGGAAGTTTAAAAGAGACACATATACCATTATTAGACGAAGAAGATGTTTTTGTGAATAACTTGCAAACTTCTAATATTTTGTTAAATAAAGACAAAGTATTGTACAGATCAGAAATTCCAATAGAAACATATGAATTTTTTAGATTAGAAATCAAACCAGAATCTATTTCGGATTTTAAAAATGGGGTGCGTCAATCTACAACCTCGTTTTCTATAGAAGATAATCTAGAAACAAATAAAAAATATTATTATATATTTAGAAATAAAGACATTAATGGACACTATTCAATTCCAACTAAAATTTACACACTAGAAATAGTAGAATATACCGATGTCTTTTACCACTCTTTTGGATTTTACGATATACCAAAAAATAATGATATTTTTATATCAGATGAAAAGTTTAATTCAAGAATATCAATATCACCATCAAGCAGGCAGACAAATTTTAAGGCAGAACAAGTTAATAACAATGGCGATATCTTAAATTCTGTTATGAGTAATGTTGGTGACGGCACTAATTCTATATGGGGTAAAAAAGTTAAAGTGAGAGTCACTTCTAATTCTACGGGAAGAAAAATAGATTTTAATCTTAAATTTGAGAAACAAAAAGAATAAAATAGATAATAAACACTAATTACGTTTGAAACAACAACAGGAGATGTTAAATGGGATTTTTAGATAATAGCGGAGATATAATTTTAGATGCTGTGCTAACAGATGTGGGAAGACAGAGGTTAGCGAAAGGAGATGGATCATTTAAAATTACACAATTCGCACTTGGTGATGATGAAATAAACTATTCTCTATATGATAAGACAAAAAACTCAAGTGCGGAATTTGACGCTGAACTTATGAAAACTCCTATTTTTGAGGCGTTTACGAATAATGCGGCATCTCTCAATAGTCGCCTTATTTCATTTTCAAGAAACAATCTAATGTATCTACCGGTACTAAAAATAAATAATTTAGTACCAGGAACTTCGTTTGCTACAGCTAAGTTAGTACAAAATGGTTATGTATTAGCGGTTGATGAAGATACGGAACAGTTTTTAACCACAACAAATTTAACCTATGAAGGTGATGCCATTTCAAAAAATGGAGTTTTGTTTGGAATAAACCCAGGGAATGGACAACATATCAGATTAGATCAAGGAATTGACAATTCTAATATGCCACCAGCAATTGCACTTGATTCTGATTTAGTTGAAAATCAATATTTAATTGAAGTTGATAATCGTTTTATGTCCGTTGCAAGCCCTGCAGCAAATATGTTTTCTCTATCTCCATCATATATTGATGATGATGATATTGCTGCATATTATGTTTCAGTAGATGATGATACATCAACAGTTGAAATGAACACCACAACAACAACCATCTCTACTGGTCAAGACAACTCCCAGATTATTGCAGGAGCTAGAGGAACAATGTTAAAAATGAGATTACGTTCTCAACTTGAGGTTTCAACATCTGACTTTCTATTTAATAAATTAGGAACACAGATAAAAGATGGATTTAAAATAAACAATGTTTCCATCACTGATTTTGCAAACATAAAATCAATCATGACCAGCGTTAGAGTTACTGGTTTAAACACAGGTTACTCTATTGATGTTCCTCTGCTAGTTATAAAAGCCTACTAAGATAAGGATAATAAATATGTCTACAACCTATAAAGCATTTCTTGATGATGATATTGTTACAGCTAGAACTATGTTGCATGAATATGTACCAGTGACATCATCAATTCTCTCAAATACACTGTACAGTGGAAATAATTTTAAATCTTACACACATGGAATGTTTCAAAGTGTCTATGATTATCCTCATACAAGTTCTGCTGCAAACCATCTTTTTGACTTAACAGTTGGCATAACAAGTGATTCTCCAGCGTCTTCAAGTTTAGATGCCAGCTGCAAAAGAAAGATAAATATGTATAATCAGATGGCTCAAACTCTTGTTGGTTTTGATACAACTGGTTCTATTATGAAATTTGATAGAGATGGCGATCAATCAAACGCAATATCAGATGATAAGTACAATACTGTGTTTGTTGTAAACTTTAGCAGATTATTGACAAAAGACGAAATAAAGAAAAATAGCTTTAATTTAACGCTAGGTGTAGGTGAAACTTATTCTTCTCCTTTCACTAAAACTATTTTAGTTAGCGATGTAAGCGCAAGTGAATCTGGGAACTATAGAATAAATTCACCAACTGGTGAATATGGAATTTTATACGCTCAAGATATAAATGGTAATTCTTACCTACACGACAACCAAAATAAGAAAGAGGTTGGTTTAGTGTTTTATCAAGCTGGTATGGCAATCATATCAGCTAATGTTTTTGCACAGTATAATGCTTCTAATTCACCAACCGCTAGTTTATCAGCTAGTACTCAGGGTCAATTAGATTCATTACCACAAATGAGTTCTGTGTACAGCAATGTCCAACACTTAATTGCTTCTGGTACCATTTCTGATGCGTGCGATTCATTTAGGAGTAGAGTAGGTAATTTAACTTTAAGCAACACCACAGAATTAAATTCAACAATACATTTCTGTAGAGTTAGCCATAATGAGTTTAATTATAGCTCAAATCCAACATATTTATCAAGTAGTCAAATGATTGTTAAAAATGTCCCTTCTGATTCTCCAATCAGCTATATCACAACCGTTGGCCTATATTCCCCAGATAATGAACTTTTAGCTGTTGCTAAATTATCAGAACCAATTCGTAAAGATCCAACAACTGAGTTAATTTTAAGAGTGCGACTAGATTACTAGGTATAAACTATGAAAGAATTTAATGATAGCGATGTTATTAGAAGTTCTTTGGTGACATATCCAAGATTTGAATTTAAAATATACAAGAATAAAATTTATTCTAAGAATTTCGAAGAAGATAATCTTGTTCTATATGATATCAAAACAGAAAATGATGTTGCTATAGATTCAAATAGTACCGATTTTAGCAGCAACAACAATAACCCAATATTATAATGCCTTATAGAAATCCGGACGATAAAAAAAATTATATATACATACCATCAAATAGTGGTTATTCCTTGAGAGGTCAAGAAGATTATTTCTCTTCTCCACTATATGTTGATAAACAACAATATAAATATTTACCTTTATCGTCTTCTATAAATATTAAATATTACAACAGCACAGAAAGCGATGAAGAGAACACTAAAAGAAGAAGACTTCACGCTTTAAAAAATATCTTAAATCGTAACTCTATAAGAAGTCAACATTATCTTTTCTCTTCTTCGCTTGGTGATAAATTAAATCAAGATTTAACATTGATATCAATACCATCTATTTTCTATGGAACAACCATAAAAAAGGGTAGTGTAGAATTAACCATTAATTATGATGGGCAAAATATTGCTAAACTTTCTGATACAAAACTAAATGGTGAACTTATTGAAACAGTTGGAAACAACACTGGCTCTGTCGCTGGTGTTGTTTTATATGATGAGGGTTTTATACTTTTAACAGGTAGTTGGAATCAAAACATAATAGAAGAATCTGTTGAGGTTGGAACAAGGTGGAATTGTTTTGGAACGGGTTCCGAACATCTTGTAAATAGCGGTTCTTTTGACATAAATTTTAATGGAACAAACGAAATACAAACAGTAACAATGATGGCTCACGCTGAAAAACATGAGTTCAACCATTCAAACAATCCAACATATGTCAAGTATGATTCAAATAAAACAAATTATATAAACTATTCAGAAACAAACTATAGAGAAGATGAATATAGAGAAATAAAAAACATAACAAAATACGAGTATGAAAACTATTCTGGTAGTTTAGAAAAAGAAGTATATATTTCTAAAATAGGTATTTATGACGAGCACAAAAACCTTATAGCTGTTGCTAAGTTGGCAACCCCAGTCAGAAAAACATCTAGTAGAGATTTTACTTTTAAACTAAAACTAGATATATAACTAATTATCGTAAATATTGAGGAAAAAATATGTCATCAGCAACTACAAGTTTAACTGTAAAAGACGCAGAAGGGCAAGTAAGAAAACTTGCTATGGATGCTGATTCTATTTATGGTCTTGTCCCAATTCATAAAATTAGCGGTTCACTAGCCACAACAGCCGAAATAAGCAACTTTCCAGAAGTAACGAGCGTAACATCCAGCAACGAAGAACCATTAATAGTATCAAATGAGTTTTCAACAGATGTTTCTAATTTAGTTAAATCCTCTTATGCATGGAATTTAAATCATAGTGGTACATTTAAATTAGCAGATTTAGATCAAACAAGAAAAGAATTAATTATACACAACAGTTCACCATCTCATTTATATATTAAAGTATCAAGCACTTCACAAAGCGATTCAACAAAACACGGCTTTTCTTTAATAAATACAAGCAGCGCTCCAAGTGATTACAGTTTTATACTTTATACTTCGGGAACTTATATAACAAGTGATCCTGGTCGATCTCTATATTATGGTGGATATTTTATAAGCGGATCTAATACCGGATCTGTCTTTGTGACAAATATTAAATAAGGTAATTACTAATGTCAAATTTTATATATCCGCCAACAGACTTATCGCCATATCCAGCAAAAACAGAAGTTTCTGGTGCAATCACTGGTGCTTTACAGCCATATGCTAAATCAGAGGATGTTAGTAGCTCGTTTGGTTTAAAAAGTCATTTAACCGCAAGCTATGCAAGGTTATCAGCTGCTAATACTTTTACTGCAACAGACAATATATTTAGTAATAATATTACCGTAAATGGAACTGCAAGTATTGCGATGTTAAATACGGTAAATCAACAATCCTTAATTGTTGGTGATAAATATATAACAATCATGAGTGGAAGCAATACTCATGTTCAATTAGATGGCGCTGGTATATTATTTGGCAGCGGGAGCGCTGATGTTACGACCGGAGATCAAAATTCTGTAGCACATATAGTTTATAGAAAAGGAAATGCACCATCTGATTATACATCAGATTATATAGAGGTGTTTCCTGGACTTAGAGTAACTGGAAGTTTAACTGCTTCTGGGAATGTAAATGTTCCTTCTATTACTGCGTCCGTTGGATTTAGCGGTAACGGCTCTAAGTTAACAAATATACCAGCTTCTGCAGTTGATTTGTCGCTATATGCAACCTCTGCTGGTGTTTCTGCTTCGTTTACAACACCTGCTCAAGTAACCAATACAGTTAATTCTTCTTTAACACCATACGCTAGATCAGAAGATGTCAGTAGCAGCTTTGGATTAAAAACTCATTTAACAGCGTCATATGCTAGATTATCAGCAGTAAATGATTTTAAAGCCAGTCAATTAATAACAGGGTCTGTGTCTATTACATCGTTTATAACAGCTTCTTCTGTTACAAGCTCTTTTACAGGAAGTGGTGCTGGTTTATACAATATTCCAGCAAGTGCTGTAAATCTTATAAATTATCCAACAAAAACGGAAACAAGTGGAGCGATTACAGGAGCTTTAACACCATATGCCAAACTAAACGGTGAAAACATATTTACTGGCGGTAATCAAATAGTAACTGGATCTTTATTAGTCACTACATCGGTTAGTGCTTCGTCATTTACCGGTTCGATGAGCGGAACTTTAGTAGGACCAGCTGGTGGTATATTAAGCGGCACATATCCAAATCCTTCTGCTCTAATAGGAGCGTATACTAGCAGTTTATATTCTATTATACCATTATCAAGCTCTAATTCTACTAGAACTGCGGCTTTAATGACTGGCGACAGTTCAACATCTGCAAATAGTTTAGTTATAAAAACAGGCGATAGCTCATCACCATCAAATAAAGCTGGTAGTATATCAATATTAGCTGGCAGCAGTTCTTATGTCGGTGTAGCAAGTCCGTACAATGGTGATATAAGCATTGTTTCAGAAGGTGATGAGCTTATAAGAGCCGCAAACACTATAAGATTAATAGCTGGAAATTATACACCAACCCTTTCCAGTTATGGAATATATATTGAAGCAAACCCGCCAGTTGGCATGACAGATTATATATCAATTGGATCTAATAAACCTGCTGGTGGTGGTACGCTAAGAGCTGTTGACGTTGGTAAAAGTGCAAATGCTGTTACTTTAGGAACATCTAGTATTCCCATCTATACAATGGGACAGGATATGCGAGTTCCACAATATAGAACAATAACAAATGTTAACTCTACAATGGCTATAAATGCTGGTACTATTTGTTTATCAGCAACTTCGAACATAACGATGTCCGGCAAACCAGTGATGGATGTGTATACGCCAGATACACCTGGGCAAACACCAGACGGTTGTCGTGTGACATTAATAAATATATCAGATTTTGATATAGCATTTCCAAACGATACAAGCACTACGCCAGTTTCACCATATAGCACTGGTACATATTTGTCTAGTTCGTTAAAGTTAGGTGATCAACAAAGAGTGTTGAAAAAATGGGGAACGCTTGAACTACAGTTTCAAAAAAGTGGTTCATCTAGTACGTCTGGCGGCTATTGGGTTGAGACAAACTTTTCAAACAACCTAACTGGTTCTTACGATTTATCGCCTTATGCAACATTAACCGGAGTGTCGGCATCGTTTACAACACCCATTCAGGTTTCTAACGCTGTTACTTCGGCTTTAACACCTTATGCTAAATTGAGTGGTGGAAATACGTTTATCGCCGGAAACCAAATAATAAGCGGTTCTGTATTTGTCTCATCTTCACTTAGCGCCTCTGCTATTACCGGTTCTTTTACGGGAAGTGGAGCTGGTTTATATAATATCCCAACGAGTGCCGTAAATCTTGTAAATTATCCAACAAAAACAGAAGTTAGCGGAGCAATCACAGGTGCTTTAATACCATACGCTAAATTAAATGGGGGTAATATATTTACGGGTAATCAAGAAATAACCGGTTCTATAAATATATTAGGTCAATCTGTACTAAATGGAGGACAAAAGGTTAAAATATCTTCTAAGACTTCAAACTATGCACTAACGGCTTCTTCTGATTATATAGTTGCATTTAATGGTACCAGTTTAACTGGTACGCTTCCAAGTGCATCATTAACCGAGGGAGCTACTTTTATAATAAAAAATAAAAACACTTCACCACTATTTATAACATCATCTGGCGGTTTGATAGACGGTGCATCAAATGCAACAATAAGTACTAGATACTATTCTTACACACTTGTATCAGACGGAACTGATTGGAACGTAATATAGGAAAAATAAAATGTCATATATAGTACCTGACAATATAAAAGTTACAACGATAAGTGCATCTTCTGGTGTTACTGGTTCTCTCACGGGAAGCGGAGTTGGAGTAAGCGGATTAACTTCTTCAAACTGGAATGGTTCAACTAATGGTTTTATATCAGACGTTAGAAACCAATTTTCCGCTGGAGCTGGTGTTACTATAACAAATGGAGTTATAACTGCAACAGGAACATCGGTTGATTTAACTCCATATGCTAAATCAGAGGATGTTAGTAGCTCGTTTGGTTTAAAAAGTCATTTAACTGCGTCTTATGCAAAATTAAATGTATTAAATGATTTTAAAACAAATCAACTAATAACAGGATCTGTATCTGTTACATCGTTTGTAACCGCATCTTCTGTTACAAGTTCTTTTACCGGAAGTGGAGCAGGGTTATACAATATTCCAGCAAGTGCTGTAAATCTTTCTGGGTATGCTAAGTTGGCTGGTGGGAATACATTTACTGCCGGAAATCAGATAATTACTGGTAATCTTTACATTACAAGTAATTTAACAAATGGAGATTATTTTAATCTAAGTGCAACAAACGGGTCTCATGCTGAGGGCTTTAGCGCAACAGCATCTGGTTATTGGAGCCATTCAGAGGGAAAAATGACTATAGCTACTGGTACCTCTTCACACGCCGAGGGCCTTGGAGCTGGGGCCTATGGTCATTATTCGCACGCCGAAGGGCGTAACACAGAAGCGCACGGGTCAGGATCTCATGCGGAGGGTGATACTACTTATGCTTTTGGCATAATTTCTCATGCAGAGGGCGAGAGCACGATAGCACGTGGATATGGCTCTCATGCAGAAGGAAGTAACACAGAAGCGTCTGGTAATTATTCGCACGCAGAAGGATTTGATACCTTATCTAAAGGGAATCATTCTCATGCTGAGGGATATGGTACCAGAGCAATTGCTGACTATCAGCATGTTCAAGGTAAATTTAATGCAGAAAGTTCAACGGCTTTAATGTTGGTTGGAAATGGCTCAAGCAATTTAATAAGAAAAAACATTTTAGAGGTTTATGAGCAATCTGCTATTATCAGTGGTGCTTTGGAGGTTAGCGGTAGCACAAAAATATGTCAAATTCAAACTGGTCCTCTCGGAAGCTTTAATACTTTATTATATGTGAAAGGGTCCGATGGAGTAGTTGGAATTAATACCAACAACCCCGATACAACAAAAAATTTTCACGTTTCAGGAGCGTCTAGATTTGATCTAGATATAACTTGCAGTGGTAGCATACGTATGCAGAGTGGAGAGGGTATTTCTTTTTCAAGCAATGCAAATTCCGCAGGGATGAATTCTGAATTATTAGACGACTACGAAGAAGGTACTTGGACACCAAATACCCCCGGAAATTTTAACTTTACAGCAGCTACCGGTCAATATGTAAAAATAGGAAGATTAGTGACAATTAATGGTCAATTTACTGTTACGTCTGCGCCAAACGGAGTTTATGACTTTTTCTATGGAATTCCTTTTACCGTTGCTTATCATACAACTGTTTCATTCAGTTATATTGACAATCTTCTCACTCTAACACCAACTGCTGATAATGCAATAGTTCTTGATAATGAAATTATATTTGTTCCTGCTCTTACAAACGGCAGGACTGTTGCTTTCTCCTGTACTTACTTTACAGATGATTAATGAGGTTTAACATGTTAGAAGAAAAAAAAATTATAGACAAAATTGAAATAGTTAAAGAAGGAAGTGTTATACAAGTTCGTGAAAAAATTCAAATATTAAAAGATGGTATAGAGGTGGCAGGAACATATCATAGATATCTTATATCTAAAGATACCTATCCTCAAATGGAAAATGTTGATATACAAGTCAAAAAAATAGCAGATGCTATTTGGAATGAATAATAAAATATGTCAAGTATAGAAAACCATCTTCCAAGTTCAATAGAAACTATCGACGGTGCTTTTTTAGAGTATGTCGAGGGGTTAAACCTATTTGCCACTACAACAAATGGATTTGAGAAAGTTCCTGTTATTTGGTCATCTGCCGAACGTGCGTATCAGATAAAAAATAACAAAGAGATAAGAGATACAAATGGATCCCTTATTCCACCCATTATCTCAATTGAAAGGGTGTCAGCGGTTAAAGATGTAAACAAAAAAGGTATTTTTCAAGCTAATTTATCACCAAAAAGAGACAGATTTGTATATTCAGAAAGAATAGTTCAAGATAAAACTTCAAATTTTGCAAACGCAGATACTCTTAGAAAAAAAGGTCAAATAAACTTTGTAACTTCTAAGAAAAATGAAAAAATAGTATATAAATATACTTCAATTCCAATACCTGTTTATATAACAGTAGAGTATAAAATACATGTTTTGACAAATTATCAGGCACAAATGAATGAAATAATTCAACCATTTATGTCAAGAGTTGCTCAAAATTATTTTTTGATAAAAAAAGATGGTCATCGCTATGAATGTTTTATGGATCAAAACTTTGAACAGTCTACAGATGATCTAACTGAGAATGAGCGTCGTTATAAATCAATTATAAACGTTAAGGTACTTGGTTATTTAATTGGAGAGGGAAATAATCAAGAAAAATCTCAAACAATAGAACAAGAAAATGCAGTAGAAATTAAATTTCCAAAAGAAAATTTAATTCTCGTAGAAGAAACAGATAAAAAAGTACAAAAAAAGAAGCTCTCAAATGAAGGCGCTTTCATTGCATCAAATATTGTTAAAAAAAGTACTTTTACTATTGGCGATGGAATTAATTCAAAGTATACAATTTATCATGATTTTGCTTCTAAAGATATAATAGTTAGGGTAAGAGAAAATTTTGGCGATTATGATGTTGTAGAGGTGTCAGTGGATTTAGGAAATACAGATCATGTTGATATAGATATGGGCGATATAATCCCAGAAGATTCTTATGTTGTAATGATTATTGGCTAATATTACTTTTTTTAAAATAGAATACTAATTATAGTATGCGAGTTTATGATTTTCATAGGCTCGCATAATCTTGTCTTATATAAACCCGCCCCATGATGGGCAAGGAGATCTAAATTAATGGCAAATCCATTAAAAGTTCTAACTCAACTAAGTGCTTCAAAAGAAGCACAATTTGCTGATGTAGTTGAGATGCAAAAGACCGTTACACTATCAGGTGCTGAAGCAGACCTAATAGTAAGCGGCGGTGGTGAAATTAGCGGTTCAGGTGAACTAAAGATTGCTGGTGCTTCACAACTAGGTTCAACCCTAGCTGTTCAAGGTGATGCAAACCTAGCTTCAAAACTAGATGTCAAAGGAGCTTCTGCTCTAAGTGGCACTCTAGGTGTTGTTGGTGCTGCTGACCTACAAAGCACACTAGCAGTAGCTGGTGCAGCTGATCTAAATGGTGCTCTAGATGTTCAAGGTGCTGCTAACTTCCAAGATAATGTTGGCGTTAGCGGTTCACTAAAGTCAGTAGGCGAAATCAGTGGTTCTGCCGCATTAAACATCGGTGGTGCTGCTCATATCGTTGGTGCTGCACAACTAGATTCAACCCTAAATGTTAGCGGAAACGTACAACTAGATGCAAATCTAAACGTTGACGGTGCTGCTGATTTTGACAGTACTCTAGATGTTGCTGGAAACGTAACTTTCCAAGCTTCTGCATCAATCCAAGGTGATCTAACTGTTCAAGGTGACTTATTCGTTGAAGGAACCAGAACTTTCCTAAACACCAACGAACTAAGAGTTGAAGACAAAAACATCCTAATAGCTAGCTCCTCAATGCCAGTTGATAGCAGTACTGCTGATGGTGCTGGTATTACTGTTATGGGTTCTACCACCAATAAAGAATTTAAGTGGTTAGATGCAACCCAAGCTTGGACTTCTTCAGAACACATGGATCTTGCCGCTGGTAAGGTTTATAAAATTGCTGGCGAAGAAGTACTAGCTAAAAATGCTTCAGCTGCCAAACTATCATTAAACGGTGGTTCTGCTCAAATAGCAGTTTCTTCAAGCACTGTAGCTATCGCTGGTGATCTATCACTAGCTGACGATCTAGATGTTGCTGGTTACATCCACGCTGGTGGTGAAATCAGTGGTTCTGGTGAACTAAAGATCGCTGGTGCTGCAGATCTAAACGGAGCGCTAGATGTTGCAGGTATTGCTACTTTCCAAGCTGCAGTTTCAGCTTCAGCAAATGTCGATGTTGCTGGTTTCTTAAATGTTAATGCCGCTAATGGTATTAAACTAGGTGGAGTTGACACCATCAAGAAAGACGCTGGAAATCTATATGTTTACGGTCCAAATGAAAGAACCATAGAAATGACCTCAGTTAGTACTACTGTATACGGTGGTCTTCTATCTAATGATGCATTTGCAGCCAACGGGGTATCAAATTTTAATGCTGCTATCACTGCTTCTGCTGGAGTTGATATTGCTGGCGCTCTACACGTAGTAGACAGTGTGGATTTTGATTCAACCCTAAATGTTGATGGCGAAGCTGATTTCCAAGCAGCTGCTGATTTCCATGCAGACGTTGCAATGGATGCCGCTCTAAACCTAAGCGGTTCAGCATTTATCAACATCGCAACCCCAGTTGTGGCTGGCAAATACAACGTCAATGACGCGATCCGCGCTCTAGACGCCAAAGCTGGTCAACAAGCAAGCGATATCAATAATGCTTATGCAAATCTACGTTATCTAGCTTCAGCAAGCTTCGATGGAAATGGCATGGCTGCATTCACCTCAAGCTTTGCAGCTGCTTCAATTCACCAAGTAACCGTAGACGTACTAGTACAAGCTGGTGGAAGTGGTCCATGGACCAACGATCTAGTTTCCGTACAAGTAAAAGAAGCAGGTTCATACGTTGGCTTTGAAATCTCTGCTCCAGCAATGGGTGCAAGCGACAAAGTACGTATCATCGCTGTCAAAGAAAGCGGTTCACTAGCGTAATAAATCTCTAGAATAATCTAGAAAAAAGCGGCAGGGCAGAAATGCTCTGTCGCTTTTGTTATTATATGACTATTTATTCGTAGAATTTTAAAAGAATCAGTATTATATATTATAATTGTGATATTTATAAAATATGTTTAGAAAGAGAAGCAATTAATGTCAATATGCCTTCCGAACCTAAGAAGCACATCTGTTTTTAAAGTATATTACGGCGGAACAGGACAAACATCACTAACAGAAGGTGGAGTTGTTATTGGAAACGGAACTGATGCAGTACGATGCATCACCGGATCCGAAGGTCAAGTGCTAACTTGGGATAGTGAACAAAATACGTGGGTTGCAAAAGACCCAACAGGTGGAACTGGTGGTGGAACAGGAGGATCTGTTCCAGATATCGTTATTGCTCCTCAAAACAATACGCCAACTGAAATTAGAAAATATAAATTTTCAAACATCTCTAATTCTAGAGAAATAATGAAAAATAAGCATCCTTTGATAGATTGGACAAATTCTTCTAGTGGATCTTTTAGAATATGTGCATATAATCCAAATAGAAAATATTTATCTGTCTATAATGATTCTAATGATGATTTATATATTTCTTTGAGCGAAGATGAGAATCCAAACATACAAATAGATTTTGAAAATATTAATGATATTGATGATTTACGTATAAAATATAATTATGTATCATCTTCTATAGAGAGAGAACTTTTTAATTATTCCTATTCTGATTTACAAAATCATTATTCGTATCATACTCACAGTAATAATCCTTCAACTAAGCTTGGTTACGGAAAAAATGTTGTTTTAACAACATGTAATAGTATAACAAGTATATACCTAAATCTAACTCCAGACTTTTATTCTAATAATTTAAATATAAATCTAGATAATGAAGTATCGACAGGGTCTTTTACAATATTTTTATCAAATTCTTCCGGTATACGCAGTTCTACAAAATTTAATTTGACATCTTCCTATACTGATGAAAAATATCAAAATTTAAAATATAGTATCTATACAAAAGTCTCATCATCTAGCGAATTTATTAGTAGCAGTTTAAACACAAGTTCAGTACAATCAGAAAATATAAACGGTTTTGATTTTTATCATTTAGGAGAGTTTTCTAGAAAAGAAACACCTCCTGATGATTTTTCATATGCTATTTCTGCGGGAGAATCTTTATTAATAAGTGATAGCGATGCTGTTTTAACAATGTTTGGGTATTTTAAAGAGCCTAAAAATGTTACAGAGATAAAGGCTAGAGTTACAGAGGCAATATAACATGGCTTATGATCCAAATAATACCTTTATAATTGACTTAAAACTTACAGAAGATTTATCTGGTAGTTTATACGAGCCATATGTTATATCTGTAGAACACGTAGTCTCTGGTGTTTTAAATGTGCTAAATGGAGGTTTAGGTTCATCATCAATCCCATATGGATCTATTATCGTAGGAAACAATTCTGACGTTCCTGTATTTTTAACCGGATCTTCTAACGACATCTTAATGTGGTCCCAGGAGTCCTCTTCTTGGATTGCAAAAAATATAGATATAGTTGAAAGTATAGATATAACTTCTGACCAAAATAATATATTTTCTATCGAAGATATATCTGTTGGAGAAGAAAAAAAGTTCAATATAACATTTTTAACTCAATCATATGGGTTATTTTTAGCATCTCCATCTGCAAGTAATGGTAGTCTAATTCTCAGAAGAATACAAAAAGAGGATCTTCCAAGTATATTTGAAAATATAACAGTTATAGACTCTGAATTTAGTGGCACTTTTACGGGTAGTGTACTTGCAACAAAATTAATTGCAGATGGCTCACAGCTATATAACATTTCTTCATCTCAAATAATTGATTTTGAAGAAAGAGTGACAGATATAGCTACATCTTTACCAAATATTTATAGTAATATTTACGCTCAAACTGCTAGTTTTGTGAATGCAAACATAGAAAATGCTAATATATCTGGTAGCTTTATTGGAGACGGCTCCGGTATTGTTGGAATAGTTACAACTAATATAGTAAATTTTTCTGATGAAGTTAGAGGGCAATTTTCTGCTGGGTCTGGCATACTAATTGAGAGCGGCAATATATCAGCGCCTTTAGCTAGTTTAGAGATCGTATCTGGTGATACTAATATAAATATTTCTTCCTCTTTAACGGAAAGAATAGTTACATTATCAAGCAGCGTTACTTTATCTAATTTAACAGCAAGTAATGCAAGCATTAACTCTTTAACTACTAACATATTAAATATAAACAATTTAAATTCACAAATTATATCATCTTCATATATAACAGGCAATATGTATGGGTCTTTTTTTGGATCTTATTCTGGTTCTGGCAATTTAATTTCTTCTATACCCAATTCCTCTCTTGTTAATGATAGTATTTTTATTAATGGAAACGCAATTAAATTAGGTGAAAGTGTACAAGTTTCCGGAATTTCTTCGGTATCTTCATCTAATCCAAACATAATAACAAATTTATCTGGTAGTGTTGTTGAAATAGGTTTACAAAACAATTTATCCATTCCATACGTAAGTTCACAATATTTATCTTCGAGCGAGATTTATGGTGGTAAATATTATGGCGATGGCAGCTCTTTGACAAATATTAATTTATCAGATCCGCAAATCTTAAGATCGTTGTTATTAGTAGAGCAATATAATATTGTAACATCTTCAGATGGAGAAATAAGATTAAATAGAAATATAGACGTTGATATAGTTACATCCAGTATCGTAAGATCAACTAATATTATTTGTAATGATACTGTTTATTCAGATTTAGTGAGCAGTTCTAATTTTTATGGTAATGGTTTCAACATTTATAATATAGATGCAAAAAAGATAGTAAATCCAAATGATATTTTTGAATCTCTTGTTTTTGTAGGTGGAAATAATATACAAACTCAAACAGACATTTCTGGTACTACCGTAGTAGATTTAAATAACGACATATCCGTCACTACGGTTACTGCGTCTTTTAGTGGAGATGGAAAAAATATTACAAATTTAACATCTCCAAGATATAAAATTGTAAACGGTTCTGGTTTTTCTATTGGTGATGTTGTTTGCTATACAACAAGTGGATTAAATAAAGCAGACTACAGATATGATTCAACAAATAACCCAATAGGAATAATATCAAATATATCTGGTAATTTCTTAAGTGTTCAGTTAGATGGTGAAATCTATATTGATAATTTAAACTCTAGTTCATTATCTGGTAAAATATTTTATTTAGGCCCAACTGGATCTGTCTTACAGTATGGTTCCATCAACTCTGGTAATTTTGCAGTAAAAGTTGGAACATGCACAGAATCAGGCAAACTTATGATTGATTTTAAAAAACTTTGGAAGGTAAAATAGTTATATTGTGTACTATTTAACGTAAAAATGCCAACCACGATCTTAAAAAGACAAAAAATTGCCGTTGTAAAGCCAGTTGTTTCTACAACGGTATTTCCTTTTATATTAGATAGATCAATAAAAAGTACAAACAATGCATTTGTAGGAAGAATAATAAGACCAATTAGTGAATTTTCAATAGTAAGTTTTGTATTAAATTTTCAATGCGAAGTACCAAAAAAAATAAATGGAGATAGTTCACTAACGATAGAATATACATGCAGATTGTTGGGTGGAGTTGACATAGTTCCAATTAATACAAATATTTTAACTATTACACCTGGCGATACATCACTTAAAGCATACGATATACAATTTCCATCAAGCGATAATACTGTGTTATCAGTAACAGTTTCAGCTAAAAATAACACTAGTTTATCGACTTATATGAACAAAATAACTTTAGCATATTTAGAAATGAAAGAGGAGTAAAAAATGATATTAAATTGGACAAGTAAAATCAATCAAGAAACAATAGAAACCGGCAGCTTGACTGATTCACAAAAATCTTCAACATATTCCGTGGGAGATTTAATGAAAGCACACGTATGGAAGCTGTATTGTAATTTAACTTCCTCTGGGTGGGGTCCAATTTCCGCCTCTGTGTATAATACATCTATGCAGCAGTATCAACTTACAGATGTTAACAATCCTTGGGCTGTTTCTTCCTCTATTAATTTTCCGTTAAGTATGTCAAAAGAAACAGAAGAAGAAATACTTCTAAAGACAATAGAGGAAAGAAAAAATTTTGCTTACACTCCTACTCCTCATTCGTGGGTAATGTTATCAAAATCATTTGATGATGGTGTTTATTTTATGACAATTGACTGCAGGTATCCTCTGCCGCCACACAAACCAAACTCTAATTTAATTATTGAAAGAATGGGAGGCACAAACTCTGCTACAGGCATAACAGTAACTCCTTATATAGCTAGTGAATATTCTGGCTTAAATAAGATATTTCTTGGGGCTTCAGGCATATATTATGAAAAAAATTCTCCATATGCCGTAAAAAAAGATTTAAATAATGATGGAATAATAGACGTAAATACTGTTGTAGATGGATTTTTAAATAATCAAGACATAAACTGTTTTGATGGTATATGCTTTACAGGTAGTCAAACAACATCTGATTTTGATATGAATAATGTTGAATCGGGGCAGGATTATATTTCAAGATGTGTCTCTTTTATTGACATTGTATTTCATAGAATAAGCAACAATTCAACAGATATTAATACATTTGTTAATAATATATCTAATCCTAATTCTGATTATGATTCTTGTAAAACAAGCGTAAGACCTAAAAATGGAAAAGATGATGATAATGCGTGGTATGTTTGTTGGGGATTTGATTATTTAGAAAAAAATGATCAAAACTTTAATCGTATTTTATCTGATAAAATTAATATAGATGAGTATAAATACGCATTTCACGAAGCAAAAAACTCAACCACTAACGTTTTTGAAGGTTTTATATATCAAATTTATAAAAATACAGATAACAACTTTAGAAGTGGTTTTGGGTTTTTGCCATTAAAAAATAGACCATCAGAAGATGCATATGGACACACATCTTTTTGTGTTAATTGCGACCCTTCTAAAGACTACTCAGAAAAATCTATCAATTTCAATACCATAGGAAATAAAATAAACTATATTTCAGGATCAACTAGTGTGGAATATAGAAATAATTTAATCGGCTCAAACAATAACGACTCTGTAAATAGCTTCTTTAATACATGTTTTAGAAATTATAATTTTAGTGACGGAATTAGTAGCTTTAAGGCTGGTAATGGTTTACAAATTGGATTACAAAATGAAAATTTAAATCTACCAGCGTTTGCTCCTACAGATCCAAGTGATTCAACTATAATGTCACAACTTTATAGCAATATTGCGTGTAATAAAAACAATACTAATGCTGACAAGAGTTTAGAAACCTATGATTTTTCAACAATTTCAAAATATATTTCTTCCGATCCTCCAACTAAGATAAGTCTAGGAAGTTCTGATTCTGGGTTTACGAAAAATAAAAATACCGAATATAAAGAGAATCAAAAATATCTTTATACTGTTAAGAAAAAAAATACAACAAAATCATATTCTGTTTATACGATAGACGGTAGTGGTGTTAAAAAAGTTGTACTAGATCCAGGATGTAAAGTTCCATTTTCAACCTTGCAAGTTAAAAACAATATTTATAGTAATACAGGCAATACTCATTTAGAGGCTTCATATAATACTTTATCTTCCAAGGCTATATTTTTTCAAGACTACAATGATATCATTATATCCCTACAAGATTCCCTTCTTTCTTCCTTACCTAGCAATATTAAATTAAGAGATTTTTTTGAAGAAGAATTGTTTAATGGAGATACAAGTGATGATCCAAAGGTTAGAGTTTATGTAGGAAAAAGATCAGTAGGCGTTCCCGCAGCTGGTAAAAACGTTCCACTCGTTGTTAATAAAAGTTCAAGAGACGGAAGTAATTTATTAGCATTTTCCGGTACCTCTGCGACTCCTTCGGTAGCCCTACCACACTTAAAGGAAAATCTTACTCAAAATGCTGCTTTTAGAGATATATTTTTTGATATAACTGGTAAAACTTCAATTTCAGATATTATGCTGACGGACATATATAAAACTAGTGCCACCGTATCTTTTATTACATCTGGTGGAGCTACAGAATTAGTTCATTGTTTCATTGATGTTCCATTAAGTGATTTATATGAAATTAAATTTATATCTCCTTATGGTGCTACAACTATTCTAAATCAAGGTAATTTTAATTACAAATCAGTAAACTCCAATCCTGTTAAATACTCGCAGCACCGTGGAGCAAATTTCTTCTCTGTGTTTAAAACAGCGAAAGCAAATGTGCAAAATCCATTAGCAGTATCTATATTTACATTTTTAAATTCTAAGGATAGTATCTCTGAGAATTGTATATTTGGAATCACAAAAGAGGATTCTATGCTAGATAACAGATATCTTGAAGAAAAAGATGTGTGGAACAAATACTCGGAATTACCTACGTTTGTTTTTTCGTGCATAGGAAACAATAGCAATTCTGATTCTCAAAAAGGGCAATTTAAGGGATATATACCAGATATAACATTTGCACCAAATTCTATTAAAAATGGAACTTTAGTAAAAAATGATTCCCCTGCCACTAATTACAAAAAAATATTTTGGGGTGGCTTTTGGTTTCCGTGGGTTGCAGATGAAGGTCCAGGATTCTAGTTATGGCTGATGAGATACAGGAAATTGAGGCTTCTGACTTTCAGGTTTTTAATTTTTCAATAATAGAAGATGCGACAAAGATATTATCTTTGAGAGAAGAGGAAATTTTTTTAGCAGAAAAAATTTATAATGATGTCGAATTTGTAAACACAGAAAAAGAGAACACTAGCTTAGTAGATATCGGAGATTCTAACTTTTTTAATTCTTTTTACGTAGATAAAACAAATTTAACAACAGCTGTAAATAACATAAACGAGATTTTATTAGATACAAACAATATTCTTTTAGATAAAGTTGTTTTATTATCATCAGAGTATAAGCTTCAAATAGACGTATGTCAAGAATATGAACAACCAGTTACAATACCAATAAATAAACCAGGAACAACAGCTACAAAAATATATTCTTTTACTGCTATGAATAAATTAACAAAAGAAATAGTTGTGTGGGATACTACAGATCCAAACTCTAAAAGTCCAGATGGAAATGATTATAATTACGTAGACGTACTTCCATATTTAAATTAAAAAATGGCTATTAAAAAATTCTTTTTATCAACTGGCGATGGTAGTATGGAGGAG